AACCAACTCAGCAATCTTATCGACATCTGGAGTCATCACTGCCTTCATTTTGTCGATAAAGTCATGTGGAATTGTTGGTGTTTCACTGGCTACCAATGTAGGAGCTCCATTACCATAGAACATAATCCTGTCAGCAAATCCATTATTTACAGCTGATTCAGCGTCAAACCAGGTTGTCTTGTTCATAAGCTCAAGCAGATCGTCCAATGCTTTTCCAGTCTTTCCGACATAAGCATTTGCGATTGACTTATTAAAGCCTTCAAGAACACCAGCTTCGTGAAGCAATGTATTATGATCACCGCTCACGCTGGATAATGCATTGTGGATCATGATTTGAGCAGTAGGGCTAATTTCGACCACATCGCCAGCCATCGCAATGACACTTGCTGCGCTTGCGGCAATACCTACAACTTTCACAATGACTTTCCCTTGATAGGATTTCAAAGCGGTGTAGATCTCACTTCCTGCGTAAACATCCCCACCGCCTGAATTGATATGGATTTCAATGGGCTCACCAGTTTCTGGGAGTGTAACACTTTTAGGTGCCGTGTAATCCCAGCCAAACAGGTCATAGAGCCACGCATCATTGTTTGAAACAATTGTTCCCTTAATCGGAATCACTTTCATCTTCTTTTTTACCTCCCTTCTCTATGTCCTCACCAAGCTGATAATTCTTAGTGATTAGAGGTTTGTCACCCCACGGTACAGCTTCAAGGCCAAGTTCCTCACGAACCTCATTAATCAGCATAGAGCCAGAAGAAATAAGCTTGTCAATACTCTGAGCAAGCTCAAATTTATCTCTCTGCCCTTCACCGATAATTTTGATGCGCTTATTGTTTTTGTACTCACTGTTGCTAAGTAGTGCAAAATTAAGCCCGTCTGTCATTTTTTTGACAAGCGACTGATAACAGTATGTATTAAACATTTTTTGACTATTTTCCAAATTGGCCATATCACCATGCATCAAAGCGTTTGGAATTCCTAGAATATCAGCAACCTCATCATCAAACTGCCTACGCAGCTTTTTTAATTCATCTACAGATAAATTTGATGTACCAGTAGTGTTTGTTAACTCGGAGTATTCCATACCTTCTTGAGCAGGAACGATAGCCACTGTCTTAGTTGTAAATGATTTAAACAAACCATCAGCATATCTTTGCATCTTTTCACGCTTCTTTTCGTCAAAGCTTGCGTTCGTCTTAGTACTTAGAACTCCACGGATTTGATTATTTCGTGACAAAGCTTCGACCAGGCGAGTGTGCAATTTTTCGTAATCGCTAAATAATTGTGTGAAATAATCTTGCAAACGATTATTGTTGTACTGCAAGAAGATAACTTCACTCATTTTGAACGATTTCTTGAAGGTGTACTCCCTACAAGTCACCGAAGAAAACGTATCATCAAAAACAGCATATCGTTGTCGAATATAAGAGTCTGCAACCAACAGTTGATCATCATCTGACAAGAAAATCAGTAATTCATTTTTTGTGATCAGGCGATAGACAGCTTTTTGCCAAAATTCTGAGGCAGTTTCATTCTTGTTTGGTCTAACATTCAGTAAGTAATCCCAGTTAGATGGTTTTTTCTTCCCATTGTCCAGGAACTTGAATTCAGACCTTGCAAAAATACGGGCCACAAATTCAGCAGCTTTATCAACAGCTAGACTTTTTAATTCTAAATTTCCAAAGATTCGCTCTAGTTCGTCAAACTCAAAACTTGGTTCGGGAACATCTTTCTTGAATAAATTCAGCCATCCCAAGGCGCTTCCTCCTTTCTATATTTTTTTGCCAGCCACCCACCCAAAGTCACATTTTTACCGTTTAAAAAACGACTTTTTGGATCGCTTCATTTCTTTCTTAATTGAGGCAAATTCTTTGTTTGTTTGCTCAATATTTTTTCCACAAATGACTTCATGTCGCTTCAATGCTTGACTTAAAGTATTGAGTTCAGTCTTGCACTCATTGAGTTTGTCAAACAACTGCAAATTTTCACTACTCAATAGAAATAGCTCAGATTTTAATTGCTTGATTTCTGCTTCTAACTGTTTCTTTTTGGTACGTTTATTCATAGCATTTTCCTTTCTAAAAATTCCAATCCTCAATAACATCCAAGAAGTCTCCTACAGTACTTTCCTGGACAATTTCTCTCTTGTAAAGAGCAGCAATAAAAGCGTGAAAGCCATCTGTCTTACGTCTTACTGGCTCTTTTTTCAAGAATCTCTTATTCCCGTCCTTGTC